GGTGTTGCTAACGGGAGAACAAATCTCGCACATTCCTTCGCAATACCCTCACGTATGAGTTCATCGTATAAGTCCACTCCTTCAGCGAAGTAACGAGAGATCTTCTTCTGGAGGAACGTCGTCTGTTTTTCATCGAGATCATCTATAGAATTTTGTCTGTTCTTTTTATCCTGTCTTCTTAATGCTGGTGGTTCTATAGTAGTTGCTAGTAGTTCAGTGTTAGCATATCTCTGACTGAACTCTTGAAATGTAAAACTTCTATGCCTTAAGATCTGTGCTGCTAATCCTCTAGTAGTGTTGATCTCTAGGGTCATATGTGCTTGCTCAAACACGCTCCAATGACCGTGTTCAATACAATAACCAAGAAGTTTAGCCACATTAGGGTTCTCTTGGTTCTTAGGGTTGGATACTCTTGCGATGTATCCTATAGTTTTTTCAGCGTCAGGAGTGACGGAAACGAGGCATACTTTTGTCATAATTTAGTCATTCCAGTGGCGGATAACTCCACTAATAATAAAACAGTTAGTAATAAGATAAGATAAAAAAATGAAAGATCGTACAAGGACAACAGAATTATCATACCTCTTGGTCTTCTCATCAGAGAAAGAACCTAATGCATACTTCCATATCCTCCATAGTCTAGTCATTCTTAAAGCACCTGCCAATCACGATCAGGCAGAATGCCTGTAAATAATTTATGGTTTGCAATCCAAAGATTGCTGGTATACTCCAGTTCCATACAAACATAAGGACTAGAGGTGTAAGAAACAAAGAAGCAGCAGCTTTACCTGCTTCTTCCGAGGTCATCATAGGATCCTTTTTAGGTTCCTCTTCTACCTTAGGTTCTTCAGGAGGTTTTTCTTTAACACCTTTCTTATAGGTGTAAATCATTCCTCTTCTGGTTTCCTTCTGCGTTTCTTTTTCTTGGGAGGGTCGTTCTGGGACTGCCATAAGCTTGGGTTCACTCTACCATCAGATTGTTTAAAGTTTTTAAAACCTTTCTTATATCTATCGTAATAATAATCAAACATCTCTACCTGTGTTTGAGGCATCGCTAGATCATAGCATATACCTTCACCTTCAGCCTCATACTCTACTAAGTAGGCAGTATAAGGCAGGCTCTTATCCAGAGCATCATCTGGTTTGCAGTTCTGTTTAATTATTCTCACTTACCCCTACCACCCCATTTGATACTAGGGAATGCAGCTTCTACCACTGCCTTAGTGATACGATATTTCTTCTGAAGATTGCTATCCTTTACAAGACAGACAACTTCAGCTTCTTCTGGATGAAGACCTTCCAGCATTTGAATAAACATATTCTCTTTCTTTATCATAGAGAGGTTATCAGCACCTCCTTCAATAAAGTAATAGAACTTACGTCCTTCAGTTTCCAAACGAGTATGTTCAGTACCCATTGGTGCTGGATTAGGTCGATATGGCACTTCACCCTCAGGTAAAACAGACTTGACAGACTCATCAAAGTTCCAAATGAATAGAGAACGTAGCGTCTGGCTGTTGTTCTCCTTTAGAACTTTAATCTTTTCTGCTTTGGTCTTAGCACTGTGTGCTTTCTGGAGGATCTCAGAGATTAATAATTTCATAATTAAATCAACGGTTTAATCTTCATCCTGTTCTATTGTATCATCTTGGTCGTTGAATGACAAGTATAGTAACTCAGTCTGATCAACATTACCTTGAGAGTCTAACATCTCAGGGTGTGTAATTGCTTTAGCATATGCTGCGTTGTCTAGATAAGAATCAATATAATCCTTAGCTAACCAGGCAACTACTGCTCCAAGAACAAACGCTCCGAAGAGAGCGAAAGTATACAATGACTGGATCATCTGTTCGAACATCGGTCTCTCCAATGTGTAAGGTGGACAACGAATAATAGACCTCAATTCTAGCTCTATTTAGAGAAGTTTCTGTGACTTGAAGTAACTAATGGTTTCATTGCAACCACCTCTATTGGTACCATCCACAATTAATTGAGGGAAGGTAGAACCGTGTCCGAATTCATTATAGAATTGTTCTCTAGTAAAATTTCTATCCAACACATACTCTTTGTATGGCCAACCTTTCAGTTGATACAACTCTGTAATCCTGCTACAGAAAGGACAACCAGGCTTAGTATAAATGGTTGTGTTTTTGGGAGCTGCCATAGGTTCTTAAGGTAGGTGTACGTTAAAAGCAATGGAAATACGGGGATCATCTGTCCTATTAGGTTCAGTCTGATGTTCTAACCAAGACGGAAATAGTATAACAGATTCAGGTACAGGATCAAAGTAGATCCCTTCCTCAACTGTTCCCCAGAGACACATCTTAGCATATGGATTGGGATTATAGAAGAGGATTCCACCCTGTTCAGGTCGAGTCTTATGATAATACACACCAGATATTGTTTGACCTGCGTGTGTATGGCGAACAAAACTCTTATCTTTTGGACAAATATTTATCCACGACTGACTGATATTCCAACTGCCTTTCAACGGTTCTATGTATGCACTCGCTGAGTCTGGTACTTGCTGATTGATGGATTGAACATATTCTTCTATCGCTTCCCCAAGAAATGAGTTTAACTTGGGCATTAAATGCTTCTTAAACAGCTGCAAAAGATGCTGCTTACTATGCGTACCGTGAATGGTTTCCTGCATAGCATTGGGTGACATATAGGATACGCTTGACCAATCCCCTGTCTCATTCAATAAAGAAATGAGATCATCAATCTCTTGAACGATCTCATAATTCTGGTGTTCTTTAGGATGTACTTTTACTGGAAACAAGTTCATTCAAGGCTTCCATTCTGATAAATTGTTCATTCATATTATAGAATAACTTATAGTTGGTTGTCGATACCCAATAGCCTTGGATGTCGTTACCATCACAATGGTATCCATAACCTGTAAGAGGTTCATTGACACCATCAATCCTAAATGTTTTCTTACCACCCAAGTAATTGTGATACTTCTCGTCTAAGTTAATCATTTTGGACCTCCTTTAAACGAGTCTGACAGAATTCTATGACCTCATCACGGTACTGTAAGAGTTCATCATAACATTCTTGGTTTCGGGCACAGTTCCTGAGTTTATTATCAGGCTTGTGTAGGCTCTCCATCAGAAGAGTCCAACCCGCTTGTTTCTGTTCCTTGGTCGGCATTTTCTCCTTGTGTTTGTTCGCTAACATTATATAGCGTTCCATCGATGCGGTCAAGCTCACCTAACATACTTCTGAAATACTTTTTGTTTTTCTTAATCTTTTTCTTGACCGTAGCGGGATCATCCTCGTGTTTCTTAAGGATGTTTGCAATGTTTTTGAGTTCTCTCTGGGACTTAGCCAAGCGACGATCCCAGAATGCTTCAGGTTGTCCAATCATTGTGCATCATCAATAATAATGTTGTAGGTTTTGAACTGGTCAGTCTTACCCCTACTCATATTACTATACCATATGGTAGAGTTTTTGTTGTGTGACTGCTCGTAGATACCCCACTTAGCAGTACGTGTAACGTAACCTGTCTCTGCGTTCTTAATCCTTATCTTAGAGGGGAGTAAACGGTTGTTAGGGAAGTACGGAGTTTCAATCATAGTACCGTCAGAGTCACCTGCGGTTGGGTCTGGGAACTGGAAAGCATATTCCTGTCCATCCTCATACCCTATACCATAATCAATAATACTATCAAGGTACCAACTGAATGTGTACCCTACTCTACTCTCTGGTACTCCAGCAACATTGTTCAGTGCAGGTTTGTAGACTAACTGTGCTCTAAATCTAGCAACAAAGTTCTGAGAATACAACCCCTTGGGTAACCGAACATCGTGATAGAAATTAACTGGTTCACCAGCAGCAGTCTTCTTCTGCCAGTATTGTATCAAGGTACAAGGTTCACCACGTAGTGACTCAACAGAATCAGCAGTGTCTTTCAGATCAATAGTAAATAAATGTTCTGCTAGTGTACTGCAATGTGAATCATAGTATGTAGATGACTGTACACCTTGGGCAACCATCAATACTTTAGCTGGTGGCAGACCATACTCATTGAGTTCATTGTCTTCTAGTATACTCTGGAAGGACATTGACTGTACGATACCTGTACTAGGACAGTTACTACCATCGATAGTATCAATACGAAGACCTTGCCAGAACTTCTCACCAGTATCTTTATTTGTACCAATATAATATCTCAACAGTTGTCCCGTACGATATCCTCCTTCCCCGTGATCAACGACACCAAGAACTTTATACTTAACCTGTCCTGGATTAACTTCATACTGTATTGATACTGATAAACCATTCTTTATCTCACGTACCATTACACCTGTAGTATCATCATCAACATCATTATCATCACCAAAGGCACCAGGTATACTATTAACAGTCAGTTCATTGTTAGTCAGACCACCACCTGTACTCCAAGCAGGAGTAGTGTTAGCTGCATTAGTTAAATCATACAAACTAAAGGAACCTACAATACCACAAGGTCCTGTAGATCCTACAGGTTGTCCTTGTTGTGCAGCAGAATAGTTCTGAGCAATAGTTGTAAGTTGTACACCCCATTGACAGAAGATAGCACCAGTACCTTCATCTCTTAGAGAAAATGCTGGTGTGACTGATCCATTGTAGTGTCCTTGATCTATACTAACAATTCTAAATGTAATATCATCACCCTTAGCAATAGTAAACTCGTGTAGTTTCTCACCTATACTCTTCCACTCCTGAACAGCAGGAGAATCTATATGTATCTGTGTACCATTCTTTAATAGTTCATAGGTGAATACAGTACAGTCACCAAACCCTCCAGTCATACCACCGTGTGATCTAAGAGATACAGTACCTGATCTAACAGCAGTAACAGTTTGAGTAGCATTTCTCTTGAAAGAATACTCACCCACACATTTAGAACAACCAAACTCTCCTTCTTCTAAACGTCCACACTCGTGACGAGTAAGAGCTGCATCAGTAAATCCTCTAGGAGTGAACCAACTATCCTCACAATCATTTGTACCTCGGAGTTCCATATACTCTGGCTCAACGAGATCTTTAAAGACGTGACACTGTATACCTTCATAGTACCAGTTACTACCAGCATAATTTAAACGATAGGATATTTTCATATCATCGTAGTCATCATCACCATCAATTAAATCTTCCCACCACTGCCACCAACGGGATGTCCAACGGGTCATCCTCTTGTGTCTACCATTAACTACGGGGTTTAATCTCGTTTCTGAAAACAGGGAATAATTTGACTGAGAACTACCAAGTCCTACTGTCGTCCACCCTGTGTTCAGTTCGGTGAATGCCATATTGGTACCGATTGCAACAGCAGATGAACCATTGACTTGATATCCATTAGGGATCATCACAAACCCTAAGCGACAAGGTACATACTGGTTGAGAGTAGCAGCAGGTATAGTAAATGATCTATAACCTGTAGCATCAGTAGCATTAGACAATAATATCTGACCAAAGACAGGATCCATATCAGAACCACCTGTCAAATAATATCCAAACGTATTCTTATATGATGCAGCACCTCTAGCACAGTTGAATTCAATCAATAGATCAGCATCAACCTCCTCGAATAGATCATAGTATCCTTTATCTAAGTTAGGATTGATAGGTGCACCACCAATAGGAGTGAGAGTATACCTATGATCTAAAGTGATAGGGTTATAGTATCTGTACAACGGACTACCCTGCTCACCTTCACCTAATGCACCAATGATCTGTGTAGCATCACGGTAAGCATAGAACATCACAGTATCACGTGCACCCATACCAGCAGCATCCATTGTGCTCTTCTCACCAGCAGGATCAGTAGTCAACATCGTATCGATGTTTGTCGATGAGTATGAAACGTACACAGGTATAGCTTTATCTGTCTCTCCTTGGTGAGCATACCAAGCTACCTTAGTATTACTGTACCCTGCAGGAGTATCAGATGTCATTGTGTATGTGTGGTTTGAATTATCATTCTTCTCGTGCTGATAGATAGGAACTCTAGGATGAACACAGTTCCTAACACATACCTTATTAGTAATACCAAAGGCACCTTCAGGTACAAAGGTATCACAGTCTGCTTGAGGTGGTTTCCAAGCACCACCAGCATAAGGTTTGAACATACAATTAAGATGTTCTTTTATACAAGCTTCGTATTCGTAGTTCCCTTCACAATTTACTTCTGAATTAGGATCATCAGGATCATTAAGACATACCTTACCTGATGTTTCATCTTTACCGTCAGGAAATGTTACTCTAACCTTCGTAGGTAAACCACTAATATCTAATCCAAGATCTATAAGTGTAGGGAATAAAAAATTAAAATCAAAATCTAATGGATCTGTATCTGTTCTCTTGTCGTCATCAGGTATGAAATTTCTTATCGTCTGGGGTGCTTGTGAAGGATAGCATTGCCCTACTAAATTCTCTATGATTTGTGATACAGTTTTCTGTGCGGGGTTTCCTGCAGCATCAGTATTAACTGGACCACCTCCAGAAGGTACCTCCGTGGTGGTGGAGGTAGTATCTGGAGATGGATCGCAGTTCTGCATAAACCATCCGTTATCGTGACCGCCTGACATAAAAGTTCTTTACTTTTATTTAGTGGTCATCTTAAGCTGTGCTTGTAATGAGTCTATCAACTCTTGCTTCTCATCTATGATATCAGATAGATCACTGATACCTAGAGAATCATAAGGAGTTCTAGAACAATACTCTTTAGCTACATTTACCCAAGATGAATTATGGTATCCTTTTGTTTTCCTTTTCATTATATCATTCATCCAGTTATCTAGATGATATAGGATAAACGGAACAGTACGATCCATATTCTCCCACTTAGTGTCAGTCATAATGGATTTATCTCTAAATCTATTAGACACTCCAGTCTCTGCATTGAACTTCCAGTTCTCTACAATATGGGTAACACCATCCCACTTATCTTCAGAGCAAGCAGTAGGACCACCACTTGACTCAATATATCTCCAAGCTTCCAAGAGTTTCTTGTTCCTTGGACCATATTGACGGAGACTTAGTAGAGCAGCAGCAATGAATGGCTGATTCCACTTGTCCTTTCTGGTCATTAGTTTATCTAATGCCTGTATGCATCCGTTACCGTGCCAGTACTGTACCATACTGGATAGTTGTTCCTGTGATTTGATTGTAGTCTGATTCCAAGTTGAAGGGTTAGCAAAGTGAGATGCTTTGTTCATCCCTGAGATGATAGCACCTGCCCTTAGTTTCTCTGAGAGAGGAGTGTAGTTACACAACCCAGTCAAGATACCAAAGACCTTCTGCTGATTCCTTTCCGTAGCCTCTTGCGAGTCAAAGGTATCGTAGCATTGCTTGACACCATCCATAGTATCATAGCTGTACACGATCCCTATCAGTTTTGATGGTAGGTAATCAGACCCTTCTCTTTCCCAGTTGTACGCTCTTGTATTTCCATCGACCCTGAATAAAGTACCTGCTTCGTACTTTATCCCTGCTATTGTTGAATCTTTTGTGAGTCTAACCAGATGCACAACACAGTGCTCTGACCTCACGTGCTTAAGATGTGCCCTTGCTTTCTTCCATCGACCTTCAGTGTCTCTTTGCATAGGCACTTCTGGCAGTGCCAGAAATTGTTCCAGTGTTAGTTCTGGAATGACTTCAATGTTTTTAGTGAAGTCCTTCTGTTCCAAAGCGGATTCCTCCACCTCGAACAGGGTACGAGTTTCATTAATCATTTTAGTTTACTTTGTGTGTCCTACACTAATCAGATTGCTAAGGCGCAACGCTGGTCTTGCGACGGTGTATAGGGTTAACAGAACTGACGCAGTTGTGTCAGTATTATTTTGTATGCTTCGACGATGTTTCCTTCATCCTTACGGAAAAGATCCTTGTCGAAACGTTCTTTCGTATTCTTTTTCCAGAGACGCATATTATCTGGTGATAATTCGTCTGCGAGATAAAGATCGCCGTGTGCATCATAACCAAACTCTAGTTTAAAGTCAACTAGATCAATTCCACATAATGTAAAGAGGGTTTGCAGTTGGTAATTGATATCCAACGCACTATCTATAAGAGGTTGAGGGTTGTGACCCATTAACCTAACACGATCCATTGTAAGGAGTGGATCGTCTTTACTATCATCCTTAAGGAAGAACTCAACAATAGGTGGTTGAATTATAGTACCTTCATTAATGGTGGTAGTCTTAACGATAGATCCTGCTGCAATGTTTCTAACTATAACCTCAAGAGGAATAATTGTCAACTTGCGACACAGCATAGTATCTAGTGCTGGTAGACCCAGATAATGCGTGCGGATCCCCGAACTCTCTAGCTTCTCGAAAAGCAATGCAGAAATGAGAGCACAAGTCTTACCCTTGTCCTCAGGAAACTCTACGAGTCTACCATTTCCAGCAGTTACTTTGTCGTGGAATTTGATCTGCACTTTCTGTGCATCACCATCGACATCGTATACTGATTTAACTTTGCCTTCGTTAACTAGGTTCATATTTGTAGGGACATAATAAAGATTCTACTATACCACGTGCGTGGTGATTATGTTCACATAACTTAGTCATCCAGATCCTTTCGTCTAAGGAGACTGGTACTCCGTCATCTGTCATCATCCTACAGCATATGTCTGTAAGTTTCAATCGATATCCTTTAGAAAGCATTGATCACTTGCGGTAAAAGCGTGTGTTCTGCCTGTTGTATTGCTCTTGTAAGCGATTCTATCGTATCTCCTGGCAGAATAGGAACTACTTGCTGTTTAATAACAGCACCACTATCTAGCTCCTCAGTGACAAAGTGTACACTACACCCTGTCTCATCTTCACCTGCCTTCATCGCTTGTTCAATAGCGTGCAGTCCTTTGTACTTAGGTAGCAGGGAGGGGTGTAAATTAATTAATCGTCCAGAAAAAGCGTCAACAAACTTCTTGCTGACCACTCTCATCCA